TCAAGATCACGATTAAGTCGATTTTCAGCCATGATTATTTCCTCATATCCAGAGCAACTTGTTTAGCATATGCCTCAAGAGGCACGCCTAGCCGTTTCGCAATAGCAACTTGACTACTGGTCAGCACGATTTTTCGAGGCGCTGTGCTGCGGGTAGCAGGAGCTACTACATTACTTCGACGGCGTTGCTTGAACTGATCTGGGAAGACTTCGCGCATACGAGAGTTAATTCTCTCGTAGTAGTCGTCGCTACGGGGATCAATCCCCTGTTTGACCAGCTTCTGATGCAACCCCAATGCGAAGCTCGTCATTTCATCGTCTGAACCAAACCACGTATTAGCTTGTTGCCATTCGTGGGCCTTCGGGTCAGCCGGTACTGGGGCGTTAGGTTGTATTTGTACAGGAGTTTCGGACTCTTGTAAAGGGGGTATTCTAAAGTTACTAACACGCTCGGTTTTAGACTTGGCCGTAACCAATTCCTCCTGAGCCTCAACCATTGCATCAGAATCACCCGACTCATACGCTTGCTTATACTTGCGCTTGGCCTCGTCAAGCTCCTGTGCGGCGGCTCGTTTAGCCTGTTCAAGCAGGATTTCTTGATTTTGGTTAACCGTACCTTTTAGCGAGTTGTTTTCTTCAACTAGCTTACGGGCAAGGCGTTCAAGCTCTTCCTTCTCACGTAAAGCGGACTCTTTAGCGCGTCTTTCGTCGTGATAGCCTTTATTAAAGTGCTGAATACGCTTGCGAACTTTTTCGGAATAGTCCTGCAATTCGTCATCAGTTACTTCTTCAGGTGGGTCCGACGCCTTCCGATTGCGGTCTTTCTCGGGAGTATCGTCAACAACTTCAATCTCCACATCAATATCATCAGATGCGGTGACTGTTACTCCTTCCGATTCGACCTCATCGGGAAACTTAAATTCGTTCTTTTCCATCGTTTAAGCCCTTGTAATGCCTTGTGGATCAGCAACAACCGCCTCAATCGAGTCGTCGTTCATTAGGCGATATTCCACGCCATTGAAGCGGAACCGAGTACCGGTATTAGTGCGGAACAATACGTAGTCTCCGACTTCACACCAAGGACCATCTGGGTACCGATCAGGGTCAGTATAGGCTTGCGATCCCATGTCCAACACGAGTCCAATCATCGACAAGACTTGCTCGGCGTGTTTCGTATTCTCGGCTTTAACTAAACCCGATTCATACGTGTCTTCGACAGTAGGCAATGCAATTAACAGCTTGTAACCAACGGGTACAGGAAGTTGTGCTTCCATTTCGGCATCAGTCACAGTTTGGGCTTCAGTCATCTTTATCATCCATTAAAGTACGCGAAAGGTCTTGGATTTCCATACGTGCAAGGGACAGACCCCGAATAATCCCGCACGCAGCTTTATATTCGGCAAAGTCTTTAACTCCACCGGATATAAGAGACTCGATGATCGCGTTTTTATGCGCGTCCAATTTTTCATTCAGCACGTCAAAGACGGTTTTAGCCATGATTTATCACCCCCGTGATGGGCCTCCGGGTCGCGAAGGCCGCTGTGTTACGTGTTTCATAACATCCACTCGCATCTTCTGTTGGGCTTGTTTGTCCTGAGAAGACGTTTGGTTAGCGTTACGCTGGGCCTCGACTTGCAGTCGTTCCCGATCAAGCACAAGTTTTTGCTCATCAAGCTGAATATCAGCCTGATCCTTGGCTTGTTTTCTCGCCACTTCAGCTTGCTTGACCTTGAGTTCGCCTTGCTGGAGCTGGAACATCGGGTCTTGTGCTTGCTGTTGTGCTTGCTGCTGCGCTGCTTGCTGCTGGTGTTCTTGAGCAAGCTGTTTACCGGCCTCGGCCACAAGCCGAGCCAACTGAATCTCGATCTCTTCGGGTAGTTCTTCTCCCGGCACAGGCAACGGAGCACCGAGGCGTTCCTCGATCTGCTTGCGATAAGAAAAGCCCAAATGTTCAGCGATGTGTGCTTGCAACGCGGCCATAAGCTGCTGTGCTTGCGGGTTCTGCCCTATAGTCTGAGCGATCATCGGGTCTTGCATAAAGCTAGTATGTGCAGCGATATGCGCGTCGTGATCCTGATAAATAAACGCTTTGACCGGCTTGCCAATCAGCACGTTCATGTTCTCGGACACGGGGTCTGTGGGCTTCTGGTCATCCTCAATAGGGACCAGCTTGTCAGCGTTCTTAACCCCCAGCACCTCGATCATCTGACGGTGTAGTTGTGGCAGGTTGTAAATCTGCGGGGCTTGCTGCGCCATCTGGAGCACTGCCTGATACTGCACAACCCGCTGCGCCATCGTAGACGAGTTGGGGTCTGACACCGGTATTACTTCTACCATGTCATAGTCAGACTGCTTGATCTTGCGATCAGTCGTGTCCTGCGGGTCATAGCTATACGTCTCGGACGTATAGTCGCGGATGAGTTCTTTCAGGAGCTTAAACTCCTGCTTCATGGCGTAATGCACCCGCGCTTGGACAGCCGCCATCGGCTTGAGCGTACGTTCTAGCAGGGCTAGCGTAGTGCCCACGGGAGCTTGGGCAGACATGTCCGAGATGTTCATGTCGCTAATTGCACCCAACCGGCGACCGTCCTCGTTGATCTGCGTCATCAACGCGAGCAACACTTGGCTTGGCTCCTTGTAAGGCAACATCATGATGTTGTCCTTAATTGCCCCGCTCGGGATATCGACATCGCGAAACTCGCCCGGGCCAATCGGAGTGTCGTCGCCCTTAACCCGCATGCCACGGGCCTTCAGGCCCCCCGGCAGGTTAGATAGTGTGCCCGCATCCACAAGCTGACGAAGTAGCAACGTTCCCGCTCGGGAATATCCACCGATAATGTGGATCAGGCCAAGTCCATAAAATCCAAACCCGGGAACATAGACATAATGGACAAAGTGCTGACGCTTCTGATGTAAGGGGTCGTCTGGCTCCCAGTTGCGCCTAATAGATAGCACCTTCTCGGTAGCACGCTCTATTGTTACTACGTACGGCTTGGCGAGCCGCTCCGACTGCTTGGCATCCTCGCTCTTGTCCTCCCCGTCTTCCTCGTCATCCTCAATGTCGTCCTCAACGTCGTCCTCATCCACACCCTCGATCACCAAGTCAGCGTGGACCTCGTAGATTGTGTAGCGGTCGTCATCGGTTAGAGAATACCCACCTTCCTCGGCTTTCTTCTTCTCGATGTCAGTCGGGAATGACTGTGGCTCGCCCAAGTCCACCTCGCGGTAGAACCCGCTAGCTTGCAGACGCTTGATCTCGTTCTCGGTCTTACGCATCACGTGCGTGATCCGCTCCGCTGACTCAAGATTAGACGCGCCATATGGCACCAACATATCTTCTGCTGGGATGAAGATAGCCACCTGCCGACCCAACGCGGGATCAACGTAAATTTTCTTAAATGCCGAACCGGCTAGGCCCAAGGCATACAGCATCCGCTCATGCTCCGGGCGGTACTCGACCATGCGCTCGGTTAACTGATAGTTCATGTCTTCTTTTACACGCTCGGATGCTTCTTCCTTTTCACGTGTAACCTGACCTATGACCTTAGTTTTAACCGGTCCATTTGACGGGAAAGTCTCCGACATAGCTTCGGCTTGGAACCTGATCGCAGCTTCTGCAAGCACGGAAGAGAACGCGCCACACGCATCCTCCCAAGGCTCGGTACGCTCTTCGTACCTAAATCCAAGAACATCAAGCCCTTTTACGAACGTATCTGCCCAGTCTTTGCGGTTGTTAATATCCGCGTCAATTAGCTCGATAAGTTCGCTTGCTAGGGTTTGCTGCACCCCTTCTTCTAGGGTTTCTGCCAGATTCTCGTCAAACCCGCCTTCCTCAGTATCATCTCCGGGCGTTAAAATAATTTCAACGCTACCGTCATCAAGAGTAACCATGTCAGGATTGACAATCTCAATCTCCAGCATGCGGTCCAAATCCTCATCGGAAATCCCCCCCATATCCTCTAAACCCACCTCAATACCTTGCGGTGCTGCATACAGACCCTTATCAATTGAATCTACTGGCATAGCCTACCTTTAATAATAGCCGCCACGGCGGGACTTAAAGTAACGAACTTCTTCTTGCTCATCGGATGGCAGACGTATAAACCCGCCCTGCCTAAATCGCATCAATGCCATTACGGTGGAGTCAACCAAATCGTCATTACTGACGAACGGAAAACCTGCGACTTCTTCGACTAATTCCTCT